ATGTGGCTACACAATACGTCTTGCCCGTTCCTGCTGGGCCGAAGACAATCACCTGATCTGACCCTTTCAACGCCTCCAGATATTCCTTTTGGTTTTCGTTCTTCGGGGTTAGGTGGATAGGTTGCTTGTCTGCATCATGCTTTGTCGTAGTCCTCCGAGTCTTGGTCTTGGGCTTTTGCTGGACCACAGATTAACTCCTTCTGGTATATAGAGCAGTTTTATGTCTTGCTCAGGACGAGGGTTTAAGTCATTCGCAACTGCGGATTCCAGTCTCCGGGTCAATGTAGCAGGCACCGCCCTCTACTACAGTCTCATCAGCAGCAGCGTCAGGTTCCTCTACAACATCCTCAGAAGCACTGGCGTTAAGGATACCGAACCGTTTACCAGAGGCCCGGAAGGTAGTGCAACCCTTGGCACCACCCTCATAGGCTTGCATGTAGACATCCTTAAACTGTTCCCACGAGACATCATCCCCAACATTACAAGTCTTACTACAAGCACTGTCAACATAATACTGTGCAGCGTTCAGCATACCGACATGGGACTCTACCGTGATCTTATCGGCAGTCTCACACTCAATGCCCCACTCACGATAAGCATAGTCCTCAACAGTTTCAACCATCGGGCCTTCAAAAGTCTGGATCGTCCGGTCGTAGGACATACTGAAGACGGGTTCAATGCCAGAGCTAACATTGTTGGCAGTCAGGCTGATGGTGCCAGTAGGGGCAATAGAAATCAAATGAGAGTTACGAATACCGCAGGTGGTAATAGCCTCCTGTGTGTCACTGTCCAGACGCTTGATAAACTCACCATTAAGGTACTTCTCAGCATCGTAGAGAGGAAACGGACCTTTCTCAGCAGCAAGGGACGCACTGGACTTGTAGCAGTTGTTGGCAAGGAACTTCATCAACCCTTTCGTAAACTCTTGGGCTTCCTTGGAACCATAGACGATACCCAATGCGCCGAGGACATTACCAAGGCCAGTTACCCCTAGTCCCATCCGACGCTTGTTCTTAGCCTCAGCCTTTTGTTCTGGTAGTGGGTAGGTAGTCTCGTCAATCACATTGTCCATAGCTCGGACTACGTGAGGAATGTCATGTGCGAGTTGGTCGAAATCAAAGAACGCATCTTGGTCTGTAGCAGTAAAGTCAACATACTTGGTGAGGTTGAAGCTACCAAGCAGACAAGCACCATACTCAGGAAGCGGCTGTTCACCGCAGGGGTTGGTCGCTGAAATGTTTTCGCAGTAGTAGAGGTTATTCATCTGATTCACACGGTCGATGAAGATAACCCCAGGCTCTGCCCAGTCCCATGTAGCCCGAAGAATAGTCTCCCAGAGGCTACGGGCACGGACAGTCTCATATACACGGCCCTCAAACCGGAGGTCAAAGTCAGCGTCTTCTTTCACAGCCTCCATGAACTCGTCGGTTACAAGTGCAGAGATGTTGAACTGCGTGAGATTGTGGGTGTTGGTCTTGGCAGTGATAAACTCTACAATATCAGGGTGGTCCACACGAAGGCAACCCATCTGGGCACCACGACGATGACCTGCACTGGCGATAGTCTTACACAGAGCATCCATGATTCCCATAAAGGACACAGGACCACTCGCTTGGGACCCAATGGACTTGATACGGGAACCCTTAGGACGAATGTTACTGAAGTCGTAGCCCACGCCGCCACCAAGTTGCATGGTGATAGCGGCCTCTTTGGCAACGTCCATAATACCAGACATGCTATCAGGAACGTCCTGCATAACAAAACAGTTAAAGGCTGTCACTCGACGGTAACTACCAGCAGCAGCTTGAACACGCCCACCGGGAAGGAACCTCTGGTCTTTCAAAATATCCGAGAACTTGTTGTAGTGTTCTTTATCGTCGGTAAGTGCGCCCGCTACACGGCCAACCTTCTGGTTGTATTCTTCCCCCTCTTGGCGATACTTCTGCTCGTCAGCCCAAACAGCTACGGGGATCGTAGGTCCAGTTGTCATATTATTCTTTCTCCTTCTCTGTTATTAAACTAGGTCACTCAAGTCCGGTTTAGGGTAAGCCTTGTTCTTTGCGATTTTACCATTCTCACGACGCTTGATACTACCATCAGGTTGATACATACGACCGAGGTTGTTGGAGTGGACACGGTAGAGTGCTTCATTCAAGTCCCAGCCACTGGCGTTAGCATAGCCGTAAATTACGTAAACAAGGTCAGCCAGTTCTTTTAGTTCTGTCTTGTGACTTCCGGCCCAAAACTCCTGCCGCCACTCGTAATACTCCTCCTCAATAAGTTCCGAGTAGAGGCCGGGGTCAGCCTTTTGCCCGGTCACCTTCTGATAGTGTTTAGTCATCTCCAGCGGTGTAGGGTAGCTCTTGGTTGGCTCGCTCCAATACTCATTCCATTCATCAATTTGGTCTTTATCAAGCATTACTCTACCTTCTTTCCTTTGGTTCGCTTAGTAAACTCTTCAAACTCTTTCGGGGTGCTGTAGTATTCAATTACGTCACAGAAAGACGCAAACAACTGAGCCTTGCGACCGATGAACTCGTTAGGGTCATTCCCCTCTTCCAGTAGGATCATTGCGTGTTCTTCAAGGTCTTGGCGAATAGCCCCACCAAGATGCTCACCGAAGTCAATTTCCATTTTCATGTTTAGTCCCCTCTTGTGTCAAAGATTGTATCAAATGGACCTAAGCCTTCACTGGGAAAGTAGTACCAGGCAAAGTCGTCAGTGCTTGTGTGCTTACTGTCTTTGAACCACTTAAGTCTCCCGATTGACAATACAAGACTGCACTTTCTCATGTAGGGCGCGAAATACCTGTTGTGCATATATCCCGCAGGAAGCAACAGCCAAGTAGGTCTGAGGCTAATGAAGTGGTCAATCATTGGCAACAGCACATTACGAGAAAAGGGTGGGTTAGTTATAATCACGTCGCAATGCTCCAGTTCATGTCCTGATAGGCACATGGCATCCCACAACTTACAGCACCCCGTATCACGAATATCACTACGCCACCTACAAACTGCTACATCCACCAGAAGGTCTTCCAGGTCTCCTTCCCCGTAGCAAGGTTCTGCATATGTCACACCACGTATGAACTTTACCAGATTGGGCGGAATTGCCTTAGGGTCAGTGGTAGCGTAGAAGTCTTTGGGTATCTTCTCGAACGAGCTACGTTTTCCCATCAAGAACCCCCTCCATCTGACCCCTCAGAGTATCTGAGTAGTAGTCAGACACAACATATTTCCCCCCTTTACGGTAATACACAGAAAGACTCGGCCAGTGTGGGCTACTGTGATGTGTGAAGTAGATTAGGACCCTAAGTTTACTCACCCGTATTCTCCTCTATGTAACTAGCAGCTTTTCTCAGAAGCTCGGGGTCATCCTTAAAATTACCAATAGCTGTATTACAAGCGTTGCAAAGTAAACCTCTTACCTCGCCAGTAGTATGGCAGTGGTCTACAGACAAACTTTGCACCCTCCCTTTTACAGTCTTAGTCTCAAAATTTCCACATATAGCGCACACCCAGTCCTGTGATTTTAGAAGGGATTTGTAATCCTCTTTAGTCAACCCAAACTTCCTCTTTATGGTTGACCACCTAATCGAATCAGACCGCTTCTTATTATCAACAGCCCTGTTAACTTCACCAGAACATTTTTTACAGTAATACTGTAGGCCGTCCTTTGATCTTATATTCCTATGGAAGTTGCATGTCGTTTTATTTTCCCCACACCTACCACATAACTTCATATTCATCTCTGATACTCTTGTTGCAGCCTCTCAATTCCAATAAACTCAGGATCATACGCTCCTTCTGATACATTCCGAAGGTAGACAATTCCTGACCACCAGAGGTGTGAAATGTTTCCAGCCCACGGGCTTTGGTAGTCTTGGTATACCCCTGCCACAAGGCCCATAATTCTTTTACCAGTAGGGCTGGTGCGAACAGACCAATCAACAGTGTGACTGTGAGCAACCACGCAAGAGGTGTGATTTTTGGCAAGTAGAGATGCAGCGTGATGTTCACCACCAATAGGCCGACCCATAAGGCCACTAACCATGTAGTGAGCAAAACTAATACCCTCAAGGGAGTAAATACCGGGAGTTTGACCCTCGTAGTAAACCATCTCATGGTGGTAATCCTTAAGCTGGTAGTCCTTGTACCCAATACCATACTTCTCAGAACTACCAAGCTCAGGCTGATACTCAAGAACTTTGTTTAGCCTCCGCTCATGGTTGCCCTCCAGGAAGATACTATACGGACGCTTCCGCTTGGCCTTACGAATTGGGTGCCACATACGGTCAAGAAACTCAACGCCAGAGGTAATGTCCTTTTCATAAGAGTTACCAAAGAAAGACGCTTTACCTTTATCGTAGCTGCTAAGGGACGGCATATCGAACGTGTCACCCATGTTTACTACAACATCAGGTTTCCGGTCAAGAATAAACTTCCCAAGCCAGTCCGCCCTATCGTTGTTGAAGTCAGGGTGGGCATGTTGATCGGGCACTACTAGTATGTCTTTACCACTCATCATCTACCTCATAGTAGTCAAAATCAATATCGTGCGGGGGATGGGTAAACTCTTCCACTCGAATTCTGGGTTCAAAGTGGTCTTCCCACACAACATCACGACCGAAGATAGTTTTTAGGTAACCGTCAATAGCTTCCTCAATAACTTCAGTAGGTACGACTATATCTTTACTCATACCTCAACCTCAATAGGCTCGATGTGTTTGGAAAAGTATTTGACCAACTCGTAAGCATCATCAGGGCTGGCATACCAGTATTGCTCGAACCCGACCTGACCGCCTTTCTCTACCTTGCATACCAACATGGCCTGTGCAGTCATGGGGACACCCTCAAGCTCTTCGTCGGGTATCTCATCAATAAGAATTGGTCCCTCCACAACACCCCAAATCTTTGTAGTATCCTCAGGGGTCTCTGGTTTACGCAGTAGCTTCTTAATCCATCTATTCATCTATCCAACTCCTTGGTATCTGTTTATCTGCCCACTTGAAGCCATGCTTATCACACCAGTCAGCGTATGTTGTAGAAGATTTCTTACTGAGGGTATTTTGACTATTACTGAATACAAACCTTATGTCAAGTCCAGGGTGCTGCTGCTTAATCAAAAGATGCTTTGTCCTATCCGCTGGCTTGAACCTACCTTTAGTCTCAATCAGAATACCGTTGGGCAACTCAAAGTCTACAAGATACTTAGACACAGGCTTCTGATATTCAACCCTTGTCTCCTCATACTCGTAGGTAATACCAGCATCTTCCAGTTGCTTAGCTACCTCAAACTCAAGACCACTGCGGAAGTCACTACGTTTCATACCGGGGGTGTCCACATTTCGCCTTCATACCTACGTAGCCACAAGAGCCTGGCGTTCTCAAGCACCCTGTTTGTGTCACCATCGTAAGCATCTACACAAGCCTTGTAAAGTTCTTCCTCAGTCTTACAATGCTTAAGCATCTTCTCTGCTGTCTTAGGCCCAACACGATAGAGACCCTTGATATTATCAACCGAGTCTCCTGTAAGGACTTGGCTGTAGAAGAATCTTAAACCGTCGAATGGTTCTACCGTTTTCCACTTACCTGTGACAAAGTTAAAGTGCTTGCAGGCTACTTGCAGGAAGTCTTTGTCAATCGAAGCAATAATAGCATCAGACCCATAGTTTGTAGCTTCAATAGCAATCAGGTCATCAGCTTCTTCGTTGACACTCACAGTAGTAGGATGCTTACCCTGTAGATACTGTTTAACATGATCTAGGTGAATGGGGCGGTCTTGGCTACGGTTGCCTTTATACTCTGCTGTCTTGGCTACCTCCTTACGAAAATTGGTTGGCCCTGTTAGGTACACATGGTATTCGTCTGGACCAGGAAAGGGCATATCCAAAGTCTGTTCCCATGTATACTCGATTAGGTTGTTGGCGGTCCTCTCTGCGTCCTGTGGGCTACCATCTTGTGCGGAGAAAGCAGCCCTGTAGCAGATTATGTCGCCGTCAATGTTTAACTTTGGCATACTATCCCTAGATCAGTGAAAAGATACCGGACATATACACAAGAAACCAGAACGGCCCGTAGATAAGCAATGCTGCAAAGGCAGTTTCAACGGGTGTGTAAGTCCTCATGGTGTCGATGATTGTAGTAGTTTGAACACCAACTACTAGGGTTGCAAGGATTACCAGCCAGATATTCATCAAAAGTCTCCCGTAAACTTACGACCCTCATCTGTGGTAAAGGTCACACTTTCAATGTAACTAAAGCCCATCGCCCGTGCTGCCTCTGCAAAGACCCAGGCAAGGTCTTGAACACACTCGATGCCATCATGGGAGTAGTTGACCTCAACATCAGCACCATCGTCATTACGGTTCTGCTCGGAAGTAACAATAACTTTCATTGTTCTTAGGACTCCATATTGAAAAGTTCGTCACCTTCATCGGTGGTATTGGTCTCGTAAGGCACATGCTCAGTCACACCAATGTTCTTGAGGCGAACACCTGCACCTTGGGCATAGGTCTCAAAC